CACGGCGATCTGGCCGGCCAGTGACTCGCCCCGGGCCTCACCCCACAGGGTGCGGGCAAAAATATCGTGGTCTTTTTCGGTGTCGTTCATACAATTCTCCAGGCGTAAAAAAGCCGGCCACTCGGCCGGCGTTTCAGCGTTTCAATCACCCAGGCCATTGCGGCCGAAGATTTACACCAGCATGCCGCGCGGGGCGTAGTAGCTCTTGACCGCGGCATGCATGACGTCCATTTCCTCGACGCTCAGCACCCGGCTCCAGATCGCCACAAAGAAGATTTCAGACGGCAGGCTGCCGGCCACGGCTACATAGGCGGAGCCAATGCGTAACGGCCCACCGAGGTCGGGGGTCTTACCGTCCGGGATCGGAGAGCTGCTATTCACCAAACCCGCCGTCTTGTTGTAGATCGTGCCGATCCGCGTGGCCTTGCTGATGGTCGCGGTCACGGTCTTGAGTTCCGACACGGGACGGCTCGGCATATAGATGGAATACAGCACGGTCGCCGAAGACACACCATCCCAATGCGACCAGGCTAACGTTTCCCGTGCCATGCCATCGACTACCGGTGAAGCCGGCCGGGTCATCACCGAAACGCCCGCCGCGATGCCCACGCCGCCCACGCGCGTGCTGTAGTAGTTGGACACAAGATGGCTGTCCACATCGTCGGCCGGCCCCTTGGCCACCACCATGATGGTCATTTCATCGGTCTGCGGCACCGACGTCTGAATGTATTTCGACATCTGCGTCGCCGTCATGCTCTTGTCGGTGAACGCGGGCGCACCGACCACCTGACCCGCTGGCTTGCCCGGCGCCAGGTTGCGCGCCAGGTTGGCCGCGCCGCCGAAGAAGTTCAGATACTCCAGACCCAGCGGGACCGGGGGCACGTAGTTGATTGCCTTGGCCGAGAAGTCGGCACCTTTTACAACGAAGCGAAGACCGCTCATGCACAGATTCCTTAAATGAGTTCAGGGGTTAAGCTGAAGGCGATGCACCAGTTGTGCAGAGGGTACGGCCGGTCCACCAGCGCGGGGAGGTTGGCCCCGGCGTACTGGCCGCTGCCGGCTTGATAGACGTAGTTCTCGCAGGCGACCGTGGCGTCACTGTCGCGCAGATTGCCGTTACCGTTGCTGACGGTTTTGCTCGCGTATTGGATCTTCACCACGCCGACGGTATCGCGGCCCAACACCAGCTCGACCACTGTGTCTGCGGCAATCGCCACCGAGGCAATCGGCACGGCGCCGGCGTCATCCAGCACACGAAAACCCTTATCCGCATAGTCGGTACCGGACAGCAGCACATACGGCTGATCGAACACCAGCGGCGGGCATGGCACATGAAAATCAATCAACACTTGGCGCCTGCTCAGGGTCAGGCCGCGCGGCGATAGCGGCTTCCAGTCCTGGCCCAGGGTCACCACCCGGTGCAGCACCTTGCCCAGCTGCATGCCGACCCAGCGATAGCCGTTCGAGTCGAGGTGGCCACCCTTGTCCGTGTACGGATAGATCGGCGTGGCCATGAACCAATTGCGCTCTTCCTCGCTCAACTCCCACTGCGCCATGCCAATGGCCAGGTCGTTGCTGTCGGAGGTATACCCGGCACCCGTCTGGTAGGTAATGATCGCCGGCGGACTCGCCTGCCCGGCCACGCCCTGGGCAATGTCGGCCTTCCAGATCTCGGCCTGCGCCTTGAGCTTGGCCTTGTAGCCGGCCTTGGTCGTATCACCGCCATAGGCCGAGGTGTAGTTCCACTCGCCTTGCATCCAGAAGATCGCCGGCACGCAATACGTGGCGGACTCGGCGGCGGCGATGGTCTTCACCCCTTGCGCCGCCTGCAGCAGGCGCTGATACAACTCCGGTACCGCGCCCTTGCTCAGTTGCTCAATCGAACGCCCCGCGACTCCTGCACTGGACGCGACGAACAGCCGCGAATCGTCCTTGGCCAAACCGTGGTGCTGCAAAAACAGGTGCCGGGCAAAATTCACCGCCCCGACTTCTGGCCCCTCGCCTTCGTTCGCCGCGCCGGGCGCCAGGGCCGCGACTTCCGCATCGGAGAGGATCGAGCCACCACCGGCAACCTGCACCACCGACTTCAAGGGCTTGAGGGCCGCGCCGCCCAACGGGGTGAACGCACTCGCGGCACCGGAGGCGGGACGCGGGCAATCGCCATACATCAGCGAGCCATCTTTGGCGATCTTCGACAGCGCCGGCCAGCCTTCATAGGCGGTCGACAGGCTCTGCCCGTACATCAGGAAATGGTTGTATTTCGCCACCGCTCGCTGCACTTCACTGTTGAAGTCGCCACGCACGGCCGACGACGCCGCGAGGTTGGCCGCATTGCGCTGGCCAATCAGCAGGCGTTCCAATTGATCCACCGGGCCGCTGCCCTCACCGGAAAAGGCTGGGGAGCGCAGCACGCCAGCGACCATCTCCATCGAGACAAAGCCGACCTCGTCGGTCACCTGGAAGTCAGCGCTGTCGGTGCCTTCGATGCGGGCCTTTTGGTTCTCTATCGCGTCGGCCCCCACATAGGCCTCGGCGGAGCCGAAGCCGCCATCGACATCTTGCATAAAGGTGCCAAAGCCCGCCTGATCGGCCACGAAGAACCGGGCCCCCGCGTTCGCATCCAATTGGTTCACCGTTTCATGCAACTCCGCCATCGATGCCGCACTGGCGTCATCGACGACATGCACCGAGGTGTCAGCGTTGATCCGCAGGTACAGCGAACGGCTAATCAGCGGGTTGCTGCTCTTGACGTAGAAGTAGGCCAGGTCCGCCACCGCCAGGCGCCCCGCCGCTTCGCTGGGGTGAATCTTGCCATCGGTCATCTGCGCGCTGAGTTCAACCACCGCATCCGGGATGGCCTCGCTGTACAAGCGCGCTTGTTTGGCCAGGGTCGGCACCGGACCGGACTCGGTCAGCACATCGGTATGAGCATCGCCGTTCATCAATTCGTGCTGCATCAACGACGCGGCCTCAGAACGCTGCGCCGCTTCCGACAACGTCCCGGCGTAGCTCTCCAGCGCTGCAATATCGGTCATGTTTTCTTTGCTCCAGACAACAAAAAACCCGCCGAAGCGGGTCAGGGAAAATCATAAAAGGGCGAAGGCCGCCAGCAGTTAATCCGTGACGGGGGCCACCTCTTCAAACGGCACCGCCGGGGCCACCGGCCACTCGATGCTGGCCGGATAGCCGGGCTGGGTTTCGATCCGCGACAGGTACACGCGATAGCTGCACCAGGCATCCAGCTCGGCCTGCTTGAGCGGCAGCGCCGCCGCCTCCTGGTCAGTGGCCAGGCCCAAGCGCACGGCATCCTGCAAGGTCTCCAGCGCGGGCTGCAGCGTGCTGATGGTCGAAGTCGCCAGGGCGCTCAGACGCCCACGGTTCAGCAGCGCGGCCTGCGCCAGGGCCGGCGTCTCCGGCTCCAGGACCGGCCCGAACTCCAGCGCCACGGCGCGCGCAAACAGCTCGCGGCCATACGCCTCGCTATCCTCGGGTGAGGCGGTGAATGGAATGGCGCCCAGGGTGGCGGCGTGTTCCTCGAACACCACCAGCAGGGTGATGGCGGTGCGCTCGACGTTCCAGCTGGGCTCGCGGGCAGATTCCACAGTCAGCATTTAAGAGATCCTTAAGAAAAGGGTGGTGCCTTGGTCGTTCGGATTCGCCGTAGCGACGCCCATGCACCGCCAGGTGCCCGACGCCGCGCCGCCGCTTTGCACGACGTCTTCGGTGTTGGCATACGTCAGACTGCCGCCGGCGACGACCTGCCCAGGACTGAGCGCCCCGCCGCTGCGGTTGGTCATCAGCGCATAGGTGCCGACCCCACCGACCGCGGCCGAGGCTTGAGCAATGATGGCTTTTGGCGTGGCATTGGCATCGTTCCAAAGGCCCGCCAGCGCCGCGTCGATGGTCGCCTTGGTGTAGGCATCACCGATGCCATAGGCCGCCAGGGTGCTGCCCCAATTGGCTTTGCCAGCCAGCAAGCCGTCGGTAGTCGTTTTGGTGTAGGCATCGCCGATGCCATAGCCCGCCAGCGTAATCGCGTTGTTGGCTTTGCTGGACAGCAAAAAATCGACATCGACATTTCGATAGGCGTCCCCAATACCGTAGCCCGCCAAGGTCGTCGCTTTGTTGGCCTTGGTCGCCAGCGCCGCATCGATCACCGTCTTGGTATAGGCATCGCCAATGCCGTAGGCCGCCAGGGTAATGCCCCAATTGGCTTTGCCGGACAGCAGGAAATCGGTCTGGTTTTTGGTGTAGGCATCGAGGATGCCGTAGCCGGCCAGGGTCGTGGCCTTCACCGCCAAGTTGGAGATCATTTCCCGGGCGGCCTTTAACAACTGCTCGTCGTCCTCGACGTCCAGCGCCGGCAGGTACGCCAGAATGAAGTTGACCAGCTCTGCCTGAACCATGTTCAACCATTCGGCACTCAACGGCGTCGGGGGCACCCCGAGCGTCAGCGAGCCATAACGAAAGCCCCCGGCCGGCGTGACCAGGTCAGACCAGGCTGAAATTCTCTGCATGTTTAAAGATCCTCGATTCCTGCGATGGCGGCCGGAAGGGTGTAATGAAGGGCAGTGAACAACTGATCGACCTTGAGCACGATGTCGTCGACCTGCGCCCGGCCATAAGCCAGCACCACATCGGTGTATTGCGGGGCATCACGCTGCAGGCGGCAATCCAACGCGGCCGCCGCCGGGGTGCCGTAAACCTCCAGCGGCGCCGCCGCGATCCAGCCCCAGGGCCAGCCATCGCCATAGAGAAAATCGCCGGCATTGGTGGGCCCGACCCGGGCCGGCCGGAATTCTTCAATGGTGGTCGTGATCCCGACCTGCCGGGCCAGCTTGAGGTAGTAGCTCAGCTGCGGGGCCCCGGTCGCGGTCAGCTTGTCGACCACCGCCTGCCGGCGCTCTTCCAGGCTTTGCGAGCCGGGCACGGTGCAGACATCGGGCAAGCCGAGGTAGCCCTCCCAGTCCGGCAACAGCGCAGTGGCCGTGGCCGGATTCAACTCCAGCAACAA